GATACATAGAAACGAACACCTTCTAAGATGTTAACACTCATTAGTGTTTTGTATAATGCTTTCTTAAGTTCGTATAGGTCTACTTCAACTTTCTTGCCATTGACTGTATGTTTGCCTTCACCTAATAATTGATACTTCAATGACAGGTCAATAAGTTCATCATAGTTAGTACTAATAGCATCAGCACAATCTGTAATCTCATCGATATCCATCATTTCATCAAACACTTGACTAGGATTTGCATACACATTACGAATGATATGAGTATATGAACGTGAGTGAATTGTTTCACTGAATGTCCATGTCTGAATCCATGCTTCTAGTTCTGGAATAGATACTAGTGGTCCAAATGCTTCTACTGGCGCACGTCCTTGTACACTGTCTAATATGATTTGTCTTTTAAGATTACTTGTAAAGATATGTTTCTCATTTTCAGTCAGAAGTTTAAAGTCATTTGCATCTTTCAATACATCAACTTCTTCAGGTCGCCAAAAGAAACCTAACTGCTTATCAGTTAGTTTATCAAATTGTTTATACTTCAACATGTCGTAACGCTGAATTGTTACTCCACCAGACGGGTCCAAAAATGCTTTCGCTTTTGTGTGGTCCGCTTTATTATTTGAATTAAATACACTCATAGTTCTCTCTCTTAATTTTCTCTTGTAGGTTTTATATTTATCTTATGCATCATATTTTATTCTTCGTTTACGAGTAGTTCTTTGTAGTTAAGTTCACTCAATACTAGTAATTTATCTGTAGGTTTAATACCCCATATATGTCTTGTAAATATTGTTTCACTCATTGCAAATTTATGTACATTTGGCATATCTCCAAATAGTCTACACAAATTAGTTACTTCAATTAATTCTCTTTTTGTGGTAGGTGCAAATCTTTTATCATCCAGATCAACATATACAGGTTGCGGAATAGAAGTAGTTATTTCTATAAATTCTAACAAATGTGGTAAGTCATATAGTGATACTAATTGTTTATCACGTGTAATGTCCCACATTGAATTTGAAAAGTGGATTAAACAATCAGTTGTTTCGCCTCTTCTTAAAAATTCTGTTATAAATCTTTTATACTTGTCAATGCCTATATGCATATCAAGTTTAATGTCATAGTTATAAAATCTACCTCTACCAGAAAAAAATTCATCTTCTACTATTTTATTTGATTTTACCTGTGGATGTTCCATACAATGATTAAAATATCCTAATTCTGTACTGATTGGCGATAGTGGTCTAACACATAAGCCCTTTTCATCTTTATAATCCCAAATACTGGCTCCATCCAATTCCATTATATAGTACAGCCTTCACAATCTTCATCATCTATTAATCCTGGTTCTAATGGTTCATCATTAAGAGCATTGATATCTACTTCTCCTTGACCATCAAATGTATTAAAGTAATACAACTGTTTACCACCATACTTATAAAACATAATCAGATGTTGTAACATTTCTGACATTGGAATCTTTTCATCTTCATAATGCACAGGATTATAACTTGTGTTCACTGATATGCCTTGGTCAATATACTTTTGTAATACTGCCATAATCTTTAAGTAACCCTCTGGTGATTTTTGGTCCCATAAGAGTTCATACTTGTTCTTCAATTTGTGAATTCCAGGAACAACTTGTTTCAATACACCATGTTTAGATTGTTTGATAGATACATAACTTCTTGGTGGTTCAATACCATTCGTTGAGTTTGAAATCTGTGCTGATGTTTCTGCAGGCATAAGTGCCATTAGAGTTGAATTTCTTACTCCGTGTTCTTTTAAATCTTTTCTAAGAGATTTCCAATCCATTCTTTCTGTGTGTTTAACTAGTTCATCAATCTCTATTTTACGAGTATCAATTGGTACTACACCATGTCCATACTTTGTTTCATCAGATTTTGGACATGCTCCAATTTCTTTTGCCAAATTATTTGAGGCTTTGATTAGATAATAACTCCAGGCTTCTGCCCATTCATCAACCAACTCTAAGTTAGGGTCAGTATAATTCGTATCGTTCTTAGCCAACCAATACGCAAAATTAATAATGCCTACGCCCAAAGGTCTTCTGTTATCTGTTGCTAACTCGGCCGCAATGAGTGGATAATCTTGGTAACTCAATAGAGCATCAAGTCCTCTTACTGCCAACTCACAAGGCTTTTCAAAATCTTCTGGTGATTTAATATTACCCCAATTGATAGCACTAAGTGTACAGAGAGCAATTTCACCTTCTTCGTCCATCACACTACTCAATGGCTTAGTTGGAAGAGTAATCTCACAACATAGATTTGATTGTTTGATTGGTGCCACTTTTGTATCAAAAGAACTATGGTCATTTGCGTGGTCAACATTCATCAAATAGATACGACCTGTATTCTTACGTTCATTCATAAACGATGAAAATAACTCAATTGCTGGAACTGTTTTCTTACGAATAGATGTTTTACGTTCTGCTGTTTCATAAAGTTCACGGAACTTATCTTGGTCATTAAAGAATGCTTCGTATAGTCCTGGGACATCTTGTGGACTGAACAATGTGATGTTACCACCAGTCATTAGACGTTCATACATCAGTTTATTGAACTGAACACCATAGTCCATATGACGAACACGATTGTCTTCTGTGCCTTTGTTATTCTTTAAAACAAGTAAATCTTCAACTTCATAATGCCACACAGGATAGTATAATGTTGCGGCACCGCCGCGGACACCGCCCTGTGAACATGATTTAACTGCCGCTTGAAACATCTTATAGAATGGAATAACGCCAGTATGACTTGCATCGCCATTACGAATAGGTGAGTTTATTGCACGGATACTACCCGCACCAACCCCAATTCCTGCTTTCTGAGAGACATACTTAACAATTGAACTGGATGTTGCATTAATACTGTCTAAACTATCATCTGTTTCAATTAATACACAACTACTGAATTGTCTTTGTGGTGTACGAACACCAGCCATAACAGGAGTTGGTAATGAGATATCAAACGTACTAATCGCATCATAGTAATCTTTTACATACTTTAGTCGTTCTTCTTTTGGATAGTTACTAAACAATGTTGCTGAAATTAGCATGTATGCCATTTGTGGTGTTTCGAATACTTCTTTAGTTACACGATTTTGTACTAGATATTTGCCACGGAATTGTTCCATGCCTACATAAGATATATCAAAATCTCTGTCATGTTTAATAAAGCCGTTAATCTTATCCCATTCTTCTACAGAATAATCTTTTAGTAACGCCTTATCATAAAACCCAGATTTAGTATTTGTATTAACTAATTCAATAATATGACAAGGTTGAAAGTCGTTATATACTTCTTTTCTAATATGATAATTGATTAGATTGCCTGCCACCCATTGATAATTTGGAGTATCTTCTGTTATTAGTTCAGCGGCTGCCTTGATTAATGTTTCTTGTATTTCACTACTTGTCATACCACTGTAAAATTGAATGTGTGATTTTAATTCAACTTCACTCGCTGATACATTATTAATATCATTACATGCTTCGAAAACGACCTTGTGCATTTTCTCTAAATCTAGTTCCTCTTTGTCCCCATTTCGTTTAACTATATGAATCCCGGTCATTATTTCCTCTACCCTAATATGTTGTTATCTCTGAATCTTCCATGCCTGCAACACGTAACTTAATTATGTTAGACAGTTGAAAGTGTTTAATTTCAAACCCCTTTGTTATTCCGAGATATTGATTTCTAATAAGTGCAACTTGGTTTATTAATTCACCAATCGCAACAATTTCATCTTCTCCATCTGCATATTTTTCAGCATCTCTACTACTTAATACCTTATTGTAGTTCTCTAAATACTTACGCAAATATTCACTTCTTTTTTTACGCAACTGTATGTTTAGATGCTCTAGTATGGCTTCTATCTCTTGTAATTGACCAAAACGCAATTCAACATAAGCAGGAAGATAAGTAGCATTTTTCTCAATGTTGCCATTTATCTTCACTTCTTTTCTTGCATCTTTCAACTCGTTATCAAAGAATTGAATGCAGTTTGGAATTTCACTCCAATCTTTTACTATTTTGCTATACCAGTTCATCAGTACCAATCATCATTTTCGTCCTCTTCATCATCTTCGTCTTCTTCATCTTCAAAATACCTATCTAAAGAAACCAAAAGAATTGGGTTACCATCGATAAGTATCTCTATGTCTCCACTGCTCATTCCTAAATCATCGCATTGTTTTATGAACATTTCGCCGGCTTCTATTTTATCTTT